TTCTTCAGCTTCATCTACTTCTTTAGTACCAAGTTTTTTCTTGCCCATTTGGCCTTCGTACCCTTCAGCATCATCTGCTTCATCCATTTTCTTAACTTCTTTAGCTTCTTCTTTAGCTTCATCAGTTTTCATTTTGGCTTCTTCTAAATCGTCCTCTTCATCCATTTCGGCTAACTTTGCAGATAGCTTTTCTTTTAGATAAGGTGAGAATGATTCTTCAAGTGCCATTTTTGCATTTGCAATAGCTGTTTCTTTAACTGCTTTAGCATCTGCGATTGCTTCTTTTAACAAATTTCTATTTGTTGCCATTTTTGTCCTCAATTTAATTGTTGGAAATACGTTTATTGTTGGCGAGTGCCGAAACGTAATAAATAATTTATTTACTGATGCCATATAGGAAATGGCATATTATACTAATACATATATGGGTATATTTCGAAGTCGCAAAAGAAAAAAAGACCCGAGAGCAGATCTTACGGTATGCAACTCGGGTTCATTTAATGCCTAAGGTAGCAGGCGAGTTAAATTACCGGACAAGTGCCATTAGCACACAGTATTTCCGATAATATTGTATTTACTTTTAAGTATTTATCTACTTGAACTTCTTGTCCTTCTTTAATCATATGCATGTATGATCCTGGGTTTGATGGGGTGGAAACAAAATCCCAACATAATAATTCGAAATCGTCTTGGACTTCTAATACACCATTTCTATCCTCTAATGAACCCATACCTCGTGATGACACACCAACTTGTACGTTATTTTCAATTAATGCTTTAAGAATATTTCCTGATGTTGTAGGTAGTACTTCAATTTTACCCATTACTTGATCTCCATCCCACCACATATCTCTAATAATATGGGATACATTTTTAAGATTGATGATAGAGGATTCTGGGTGGTCTAATTCACCTGTTGCTCTATTTTCTTTTACAAGTACTCTGTATTTATCGATTTCACGTTCCCATAGATCTTTTGAATAATAACGACCATTGCCATTTTTTACTTCAGCAGTCGCTAAGATACCTTCAACTAATGGGTTACCTGATGGGGCTACCGATTCAGTTAAGCTAACTGGTTTAGCATTAAATGCTTGGGTTTCTATGAGGACCTGTTTCATATTAGTATCCTGATTCTTTATATTTGTCTACATCACCATATCCTGATTCTTTGTGTTTACCTTTAGGTTCAACAACTTTACCAGCTCCTGGAACATCATCTTGGTAACCATCAATTTTAAGACCAAATGCTGAATTAGTAGTATAGAATGTCATATCTTTAGCTAAATTTTTAGCTACAATATCTTTTAATTCTTTAACTGTTTTATCTTCATTTTTTGGATCTTCCATCTCAACATAATATCCTGATAAGAATGCTTGGCCATAGATATTATCTATGTTTTTTTCATCTTTGTAGTCATAGTTTTTAGTTTCTAAATCGACTACATCTTTATCAGTTTCTTTTACTTCTGCCTTTACTTCTTCTGCTAAAAAATTAGCAAATGCTGTTTCGTATGAAGTTTTTTTAGATGTATGTGTTTGATTAGATTCCAAAGAAATAACACCTCCGATACCTTCAGAAATAATATTTTTACCTTGAAGAATATTTACGGTTTGTTCAAACGTATTATTAACAGTGAGAAATTTAGGAAATTGTCTCAATGCTTGTTTTAAAAAGAAATTTTTATCTCCTTTTCCTTCTTTAATTAAATTGTACTGTTGTTGTAGTGTCATGATTATAAATATTAATCTTTAAACATTTCGATTAAATCGTCTAAATAATCTACAGCTAAATCGGTGCCATAAACTACTTTAAAATCGGGGTTTTGTTTGTAATGGTCCATTGTTTTAATTTTAGCTTTAGCTAATAATGGAATGAGTTCATTTAGTTTATTTTCTACTTTATCAAATCCTAAGATACGAGAAGTAATGTGTTTTTTTAATGCTGAGCTTTCAATACCTAAATTATTAATATACTCCTCAACATTAATATCTGCTTCATTCAATGGAGTTGTTTTACTTTTAGATAAATCAACAATTGCTATTGTTTTTGAATCGTGAGGTTTAGGTGCTAATTTATATTTAAAAGTTTTAACTAATACATTATCTTTAACTCCTTCAGGTCCAGCTGATGGACCTGGGCCCATTGTTGCTCCAGGACCTTCTTCTACTGGGGCTAATTTATATCCATACTTTTTAACTAGTATATCATTATCAGTCCCATCTGCATCTTTATTTTTGTTAAAAGCGAATGGGGTATTATATGAACCAGCACCACCAGCAGTTGATATTTCTTCAACATCTTCTTCATTAACAGACAATATATTTATTTCATCTAATAAGTTTTTAGCTTGTCTGTATTGGTCTGGGTAGTTTTTTCTAAGGTGGGTTCTATATTTATTAAATACACTTTTTAAATCATTAGCAATAGATTGAATACTTGCATCATCTTTTGCTTCTTTACTACTCATTAATATCTTTAAAGCTTTTACTGCTTGAGACATTTGTTTTAATGAATCACCAAAACTAGCTAATTTAATAACATCATGGGAAACAGAATTAGTTTCAGTATCAATATCTCCTGTTTTAAAATAAGTATCTAAATCATCCGAGAAAAAATCAGTATCCTTGATAGGACCATATTGGTCCTCAAGGCGTTTGAGTAAAGCTGGATCTACATCTTTTGGTTTTAAAGATTCGTTTAGATTATTCATTTGCTAATTTTAATTCTTCTAATAATTCACAATATTGTAAAAGATTAATTAAGTTATCATCATTAACATGAGATGTTTTACCTAATGGTTGTAATAAATTAGCTACTTCATTAATTTTAATCTTAATTACTTGTGATTGAGTTTGAGTCGCTAAAATATTTAATTCTTCTTTTATTAAAGATATTTTATTATTATAATATTCCTTTAATTTAGGAGTATTATCTACCGAATTAATAAATTCTCTAAGAATTTCTTTTTGATCATTATTTAATGTACCGTACTTATCATTAAATTTTTCTAAAAGGACTCTATATGTAAGAATTCTAATATCTTTATCATATGATTGAAATTCTTGAATCAAATCAGCTTCAACTTTTTTAGATTCGATAGGTGAAGCAACCATATATTCTAATAAGGTTACTTTATTATCAATAATTTGATTAGGATTTGACAATACATCACTATTATATATTTCTAGAAGAGTATATAAAGAAGCATATGTTTTATAACTTGGTAATTTAGTTTTAAAAAATTCTTCTAAGTTATAATGTTTAGATATTTCTTTAATTAAGTTATATTTTTGTCTTTTTAAAACACTACGATTAAGTGAGCGTGAACTCTCAATAATTGTAGTTAAAATCATATCTGCTTTTGCTTCTGATATATTTTGGTGTTTTGAAATAGTCTCGTATAATTTATATTCTTTCCCTAATTCAGATTTTACAAAGAATTTTTTCATTATTCCAGACGCTTTTGAATTATTACCAGATAAAGTATCCGCCGTAATTTGTCTTACGAGTAATTCAAAAAGAAGCCCAGTATTTTTATACTTTGAATGTTTAATATTCATTCCCTAGGATTTTATTATAAATATATAAAAATTATTGTTCCTTAATATTACTTTCATCTAAAAGCGACTCGCCTTCATTCATCAAGCTTAATTTTTTATTAAGAGATTCAAATAATTGTTTATTTTTTAATTTTTCTTGTAATGCTAATGGTGAACCCCCCTTATATTGTGGTTTAATTGAATCCGATTCGTTATCATCATCTTTCATTCCTTTAGCACCTAAACGATCTTTACCAAAATTATCATCTTGGGTATTACGATCTGTTGATTTTTCCTCAGGACGTCCTAATGGTGCTTTTTCATTATACCCATCAGGAACATTTGCTGGGTCTGAATCCATTCTACCAGTTCCATATAATGAAGCTAGATCATGTGGTGTACCATATGATTTACCTGTTTCTAACGGATCATTACCCTCTGCTTCAATTTGAGTTACGCGGAACTTACGTTTTTGGTCTTGTACAATTAAATCTCTATATTCATCATATTGATCAACACTGAAATGGAATACGTTTTCATATATCCAATCTGATGGGAATAATTTTGATTCCATCATTGAATTGGCTAAATCTACTTTTTGGGTTAATAACGCAATTTTTTCTTGATCATAAATAATAGAAGGTGTTGTTAAACTTAATTCAAAATTAGTTAACGATTCTTCAGTGTATCCTTGTGTATATAAATGCACTAACGCGATCTTATACAATTCCGATAATACAATACGTTGAATACGATCAATAGTACGAGCAAAACGTATATCTTCTGCTGCTAATGTAGCTTTACCAGTTAAATCTTTCTCATAACCCATAAATGCTTTAGGCACTTTAAGAGCAGCAAATAATTTATCTCTTAAATATTCAACATCTTGAATACCATCATATGTTAGTCCTGGTTGTGTTTCTATTTTGGTAGATGTATCATTACCTCTAATTGGAATATAAAAATCTTCCATTAGGTTTTGCATGTTATATTTTTGATTATATTCCCCACTTTGTGGATCTATTAATGGAGTACGTTTCATTGTAGAAATAGTTTTCTGCATGAAATTTTCTACTTCATTTGGTGGAATAGAACCAACATTAATATAGAATGTACGGCGATCAGGACTACGAGATATTCTATGAATTAACATAGCATCTTCCATCAACGCATATTGTTTATAAATTCTACGAGCTGGTTCAATATATGAGCGACCATAAGGTAAGAAATTAACATCCGTTAATAAACGGAAGTGAGCCATTTCGTAATTATCGAAATAAATAGCATCATCGTTTTCTTGATATGTATTTGGAACACCATAATATCCTGAACCACCTGAATATATTCCTTCTGGGGAGTATTTAAATCTAATAGTACTTGGGTTTTCTTGATCGTATGCTTCTTGTCTTTCAATATGGTATGCTGTATAAGGTATTACATTATAAACACCAAATTTTTCAGCAATTTCTAATTTAAGGAAAAAATCACCATATTTGTTCATTTGGCGAATCCATGACCATAAATTAAATTCAATATTTAATACGTCATAAAATAGGTTATATAATATTTTTTGAATATTATCATCACTACTTCTAATTTGAAGCACCTCACCCATATCATTTTTTAATGTACACTCATCAGCAATAATATCAAGTGCTGAAGCAACAATAGCGTCATTATCCATTACATCATAATCTGAGTAGATAAATGTACGCATATATTGGTAATTCATGTTTAGCTGTTGGCCAAACAATGAAGTTGAAGAAGGAGAATAAATACGATTGTATTTATCCATCAATGAATTAGTTGCAATGTCTCCCGATTTTTGGATCGAATCAACGTCCATCACTTTAAGTTGGTTACCCCCTTGATTTCTAATGATTACATCAGAAGAGAATAAACGTTGTAGTCGAGTAAATAATCTAGTATCTGCCATGTTATATATATTATATCCTATAAATATTTAAAGAAGCCACTTAATGTCCTCTTTCCCTCCATAAGGGTTATCAATTTGGTAAGGGTTACTTCCATTTTTAGTTCCGTATGCACCAACATACGTAGTTTTATTCATACCTCCTAGGGTAGCTCTAGTCATATCGTGGGAATGTTGTTGGAATTTGAGTGATGTATCTCTTAAATACATCCCTATACCAAAAGCCATTACTAAATCATCATTATAACCTGATTGTGCTTCTGGTCTACCATTTCTCCAGATAAATACTTTCATTTCTTCTAACAAACGTTTGGAACGAATTGTTACTGATCTATCACCAACATATTCTCTAAATTTGTTTACAACTAATGGTCTTGATCTCATAGACATAGTAAATCCAGGGGTCATATCACTATTACCCTCAAATACTTTAAGATAAGCATCTGCAGTAAATTGGTCTGATTTAGGGGAATGGTATAAATTTGAATAACCACGTTCAATAATTGAATCAATTGTAGCCCAACCAATTGAAGCGTTTTCTACAGCTAACATTGCATTATTATATTCGGATCCTAAACCAACTAAAAAATAACCAAATTCTTTAGGAGACATCTGTCCCCTATATTCACCTACTTGTGTATTAGTTGCAATATCAATTATATGTGCTGTTGAAAAATCTTTACCATCTCCACGAGCAACATCTGCGGTGATCATATATTCTCTAGAATAATCAGCTGCTTCCCAAATCCATAAGTTTTGATCTACACCTCGTCTTTCTAATGGATCTTGGATTGTTGTTTCTTTTAAAAATTCAATCCATTCATTATAGAATACAACATCTCCTGATGTACTAAAATCACAATCACATTCTTGTGCAGCCATTCTAGGATCACCTAGTAATTCATCTTGTCTATCTCTCCATGCTTGGTCCCTTTCAGGGTGAACATACCAGGGTAGTTTAATAGGAATAAAGTCATTTTCTTTATTTTCAGCTGATACCCATGTTTTGTGGAACCAATTACCCGTACCATAAGGAGTAGATAATACAATAGCACCACCACCAGTTGCTAGGGTTTGTTGAGCTGAGGCCCATATTTCACCAATTTGATCAATAAATGCTGCCTCATCAATTAACAACAAGGAAACGGCTTCTGATCTACCAGCATCACTACTTGCAGATGTTGCTTTTATTTGTGAGCCATTATTTAATCTAAGTGATAATTTATTATTTTCATCAGCTGGTATTTTAAGCCAAGAAGGTAAGTTATCATACATAAACTTAACCTTAGTAACCATATTACGAGCTGTTTCTTGCTTTGTTGCAATACAAAGAATATTTTTATCCTTTTGGAATAACATCATCCATAAAGAATAACCTGCTGATAATGTTGAGATACCTAACTGTCTTGATTTTAAAATAATCGAGTATGGGTTATCTCTAAATAAATGTAATGTTTTTTCTTGGAAGGGGTATAGATTAAATAATACTCTACCACGTTGTGGGTGTTGAATATTACAATATTTTTTCATAAAATGAGCTGGGTCTTGAGCACATTTTAAGTATTCTTGTCTAATTATCGATTTTAAATCTTGATCTGCCATTATTTACCTATTTTCCAATATAAACGGCCTGTATATATTGGGGTAAATTCATTATTTACTCCTATTCCAAAACCGTATGCTTGTCTTTTTTTATTAACAAACAAAATTTCTCCATTTAAATTTTGAATTGCTGTTGGAGAACTACCTACCGAAATACCCCCGAAAAATTCCCTTTGGTAGATGTAAGAAGTATTAGTAACTGTAATTGTTGGGATGAATATGTTGGGTTGAACATCTCTAAATAATATTGAGTTTTTACTTATAGTGTCATTTATGACAATACTCCCTAATGAATCTAAACTTAAGGTATCCGTGTAGGCGTATGTAGAATAATAATCATTTAAAATAAATGCAGTATCAACATTAGCTAAAACAGTATCATGTATAGTAGTAACTTTAGTTCTCCATTTGGGGATATATTGTGTTTTTTCAACAACTACAGTGTCCCATTTAACTACGGTTTCTGTAATAATTTTAGGTTCAGGAATAGTTTTATTTCCTGAACAACTTCTCATAAGAAGAATTATAACTACTAATACTACTATAAGTAATGATTGTATATTTTTAAAGAAGTCCTTCAAGTTCTTTTTTAATTTTAGTTAGAGTCTTTAATCGTTTTAAAAGCTCTTCTTTTTCAGCACCTTCAGCTTTTTTCCATTGATTAACTACCGTTTTCATTTCTTTATCAGTAGCAGATAATTTGGTAGCTATTTTAGCAACTGAGTCACCTTTTTTGATGTCAGCATTTGAAGGTTCCATATCATCATCGTCTATATCCTCAGCTAGTCCTGCTTCTTTAGATAATGCAATGGTTTTTTCTAATTCATCATTATATTCTTTTTGGGCATCTACATCAGCATCAGAAACCTCAGATAGGATTTCAACTATTTCATTTTTAATGTATTCTTTAAACTCAGACTTTTTCATTATTTATATATTTTCGTTATAAATATGTTAAAGATTCATATAGTTTACCATTTGATATATTCTATCCTCTGTACTACCTTCTAATGTATGTAATTTTTTGATTCTATGATTATATTTATTTGTTAATTTAACAATCATATTATCAATTATATTTCTATATTGAGCATCTGTTTCACGAACGCCATTATCTTCAATTTCTACACCTTCAGGAGATACATAAAAGATATAGTCATACTCTCTAATTAGGTGAGATGCTAATGTTTCAAAATCTTCTTTATCATAAATGTCCATTGAAGTAGAACAATTAGCAAACGCCATAACATCAATTACAGTACGATCTGTAATAATATTTTCTACCATTAACTCACTTGATCGTTCAGCTAAAAATACACATTGACCTTTTAATGTTGAATCAGTATTCATTGGAATGCCTTGTACCATTAATTCCTTAGAACGTTCAGTTCTAAAGTTATAACCTTTAAAATAATCTAGCTCTTTAAGAGCATTAACTAATGTAGTTTTACCTACACTCATTGTACCACATAATCCTATTTTCATACGTCTTTATTATCTAACCATTTTCTATATACTCTATAACTATCACTATCAAAGTGTTCTGTACTAACCTCAAACAATGTTCCATCAGTTAACGCTTTAACTTGATGTGGTTGTCCAGGATATTGTCTTACACTATCACCTTCAATTAAATGTTGCTCGTGAACTTCACCTGTTTCAGTATCAACCCAACGATATAAAAATTCGCCTTCTTGTACATACCAAGTTTCATCCTTAATCAAATGATAATGCATGCTAAAGTTACAACCTTTTTTGAACACTAACAACTTACCACAGTAAAGCTCGTTATTTTCAAATATAATTTCATGTCCCCAACCTTTAGGAACATTACATTCTTTACATTCTTTAGCGTTAAATACTATTGGTTTTTCCATATTATAATCTTGAAGTACCTCTCATTGATGGGTTTTTATACCAAGGTAAACCTTCTCTTTCTTTCATTAATTCATTATAATCATCATAATTAAATGGTATACCATGAAGGTAATATGATTTTTCAAATTCAGAATCTTTATTAAATGGGACAATTGCTGGACCATCCCATCTGTGATGTTTCCATATATTTTTATTTTCTATTCTAATTAAATAATGTTTTGCTCCCTTAAAACTGATTGTTTTGTATTCATATAATTTTTCACTCATAATTCTTTTTATTAAAATGTAATATTATCTCCTTGATGATTATCCCATTCGCAAATATACGAACCATTTTCTACTTTACAAAATCGCTCTAAAATATCTTCAGCAACATATGTTCCTTGTGCTCCTGAAACTGTAATACCACGAGCTGAGAGTGTATCACCTACAAAGTGAACATTATCAAAATCAGCCAATGCCAGATTTTTATAATCTACAAGTGGCTCAGGTGATAGATATTTTACTTCAGGAATATAAACACCCCAATCATCTCCAAGTGTTGGAAATACTTTTTTCATATCATCAATAAAGTCATCAATGTATTTATAGTAACCTTGAAATGCTTCTCTTACTGCATCCATTTTATCAATTGAAATAGCACTTACTATATCACCTTCTGATGTTGTAGATGGTGTACGAGTTGGACTATAATATAAACCAGTACCTTCTTTATTTACTTTAGATACTAATTCTCTAGACCAAGCAAATGGTTCTTCAATTCCTGGTATTTCCATTAGGATACCAAAATTGGTCATATTATTTCTAAACGCTTCATCTTTTTTAGCGTGTCCGTTGTAGCTGTGATCTCCATACGTTTCTTCAACGGCAACATATGCTGCATTGTTGTTTGTACAGAAAGAACGTAGTGATACTCCTTCATCAAATTTTCTATATAATTTAAAATCATAACTAATATCAATTAGTTTCTGGAAGTGTTTTTGTGGTGCCTCAAATCGCACCCCAATTTGTACTGGTTTTGGTTCAGTAGGTAGTTCATAATCGTCTGCTAATTGTTTACCAAAATCAATACCTGATTTGCCAACAGCAAACATTAGGCGATCATAGCTAATAGGCCAATTTTTAGGATTAATAAATGTTTCTTCTTCTCCTATAAATAATTCTTGAGAATTAAAATCAATTGAAGTTACTTTAGTCTCCCAAATAAATTTAACACCTTTAGACACTAGATAATCATACCAATTTTTACCAATCTCGTGTAGATAATCTGTACCAACGTGCCATACAGGAAATAATCTTAAACCGAAATATGGTTTAATAAAATCTGGTTCCGCTACTGGGTTTGAACATTGTACTTCTTCTGGTTTAGGATGGAAACGTTTGAAATTGGTAATTACCTGATCAAACAATTCCATTGCTTTATCTTCCCCACAATACTTAGACATATGACCTCCAATTGCTGTGTGATAAGTTAATTTACCATCACTCCAACCACCAGCACCTAAAAATCCTTCCATCACTTCAGAATATTTTCGGTTATATGGATCTTTACCCATATCGATGATAGTAATATTATCACCAGGATAACCATTATCTACCAATTTTGTAGCAGCATTAACACCTGCTACACCTGCTCCTACGATTACTAATTTTTCTACCATTATATAGTTATTGCCTTTATTTTTAACTCATTGAATATACAAACAAAAAGTGGCGCCTCCAAAGGAGACGCCACAGATGTCATTTTTTTTTACTTTAAATCGACTGGCTATGAATCAGTCTATAATATGATTAATTATACACCTAATGCGGTCATCATCGCGCCATCTTGAGTTGTAGGATCTTCATAAGTAACCAAACATCCTTTAGCATATATACCTGTTGAACCTTCAATATCTTCAATTTCAGTTCCATTTAAGTTATATGGACCTTGTTGACCTATTAAACTTGGGAGTCTTTTTGTTAAATCTAAAAGAGTAGTAAGATTATTACCAGTTTCAGGTTGCCCAGGTAGATCTGTAACCCATTCAACAGAGAATACCATTACGTTTTTATCTTCAGAACCAACATAAATACACCATCTAGAATCACCTCCTAAAATTGGGGTTCCATTAATTGTAGATATTGCGGTCTGGATTAAACCATCAGAAGCGATTAGATTTGCACCTCTTCTACACTCATAACCTATATTTAGATTATCTGCGCCTGTTAATTGGCTTTCACGTATTGCAAAAGTACCTACTTCTGCGGCAGGTATTCTTCCCCCGTTAACAGATCCGTTAAAAAATCCACCTATATTGTAGATACTTCTAATATCTTGGGCGATAGGGATACGAGCAGCAATATCACCTTGTTGCGCTACAGAAATTCCTGTTAGGAATGAGTTTGGACAAGCCACATATCTAATGTTATCTTGTGGGCTTTGTGTTAAAATAATTGGCATTTTTATTTGGTTTTAAGTTATGTTGTTGATAATACATATATGGAAAAATTTACTCTTTCCAAATTTTTATTATTAATTTTCCTTCTCCTTTTATAACACGATGCCATTCGTGTTTTGGAATAAATATAGGCACATTCATTGAAGTTGGTAATTGGTCTTCTAACTGTATTTGCCAATCTGTTTTACCTATAATCTCAATTGTTCTATCTTCATCATCACGATGCCACATAAGTTCAATTGGGTCTATATTTTCACTAAATTCCCTAATTGTATATTTGTTGTTGATTTCTATATCAACATAAGGTCTACCAGAAACCTCCGAAATTTGATTTGAGTCCGAGTAATTTTGCATAACGTGGTAAGCGACAAGACCAATATCCTGCCTTTGTTTTATCCTTTTTAGTTGAACATTTATGACGTGCCGCAAATGCATTACGTGCTTTTTTATCGTTGATTTTAGCTCTTAAACCACCTGAACCGAAACGTACTGTTTTAATTTTCTTGGTTTTAGGATCTTTAACATAAACCTTATATGCTTTACCTCCTGAAGAGTCACGCATTGGTTTATTTAATTTTTTATTGTCGTTTTTGGCTTCTTTAAGTACAAACTTATCCACCCAAACATCGTGGGTTAATCTATATAATACTTTGTCTGGTATTCTATCTGTGTATATTTTTATTACACCTTCAGTACCACTATGTCTAGTATGATTGATATTCATATCTTGCAATTTATCAATCATAAGGTCATAATTTTCAGGTCTAACTTTTAATAGAGCATATTTTCTATCATCTTCTCCACCTTCTTCATATGTTCCTTCGTCTAACATAGGAAAATCTAAAGGCACTTTTTTACCTTCAAACATGCCATAATGACCTAAATCTGTTTCTGTTAGAACAGCTAAATCATCTTCATGAGTAATCTCTAATATCTCACGAGAATATAAAGAACGTGCTTCAGCCCATAAGTTAAAGTAACTATCCGAACCAGCACGATATAAGTGTTCTGTTAGCGGTTTATTAGCGTCCATATGGTATTTTAAACCTTCAGACAATATAGCACGTGGAGCTAAACTTTCGTTGAGCATTAACGTTGATTTTGTATCGCAAGTATTACATCCGCAGTCGCACATATTATTTTGTTTTATTTTATTTTATACCAGAATATTGGAATTTTAACATCCCCATTTGACCTAACCTACCCACATTACTAGGTGGTCTGTCAGGTTTAATACTTTTATCACTTCTGATAGTCATTTTTAATTTTAATTCTTCACCAGTAGCACCTTCAATTATTATATAAAATCCTTGAACTGAAGAATCATCCATAACAGCTTTAAAGGATTTAATTGATCCTAAGGTAGAGGCTAGTATGTCTGATTTTTGAGATGCACTATTTCCTACTGCTTTTACAAGTATTAAAGGTATTTCTTGTTCTTTTTGAAGGTTAAAACTATTAAACACCCACCCTTTAAATTCTTCTAAACTTAATGAATTAATAGCATCAATGACTACTTCTCTATTTACATTAAGCATCTCTCTATAAAGATCATTTGCTTCAATTTCATCTTCTAAATAAAATTGAACATATAAATCTACTACAGCTCTTTTATATGTTTTTGTAAAATAGTTTGAGGCGTTAACACCTTCTATATTTTTTATTCCTGGTATTTTGCTATAAACTCTATCCCACATTTCTTGGTATAGGGCAGGTAAAAAATCCTCTTTACCCATAGCATTTAATTGAGTAGTAACAAAGGAATTAAGTAAAGGTTCTGATGATTTTTCAGTTCCCGCTTTTAATGACACCCCTACAATTGATCCATCTTTAAAAAAGATAAATATGTCTCCAGCATGTCCGCTAGGTACTCCTTCTGGTTTTGCTCTATAACCCCAAACAACATAATCTATGGGATTTTTACTATTTAAATCATAAAGCCAATTAGTTATCCCTATAGCATTTTGAAATTTTTCATCTAACATTTTGGGAGATAATACCTCTTCCATTGTATCAAAAATATTCTTTGCGGATTGTCTATCACCTGAATTAACAAAAGCTTTACTATTAAGGGAATGGTTTTTTACAAAGTCTTTAAAATCTTCTACTGAGGATGGTTTGTACCCGTCATTAAAGGCTAATGCTGGGGGTAGTTCTGTTATAGCTGCTGATAAAGTAGTATCAACTCTACCCTCATTTTCTTCTAAGCTAAATTTTTCACCTAAAAATTCACTTAATAATGTCTCCAATAACAAAACATCCTGATCATTATTCATGTCAGGATATCCTTTAGGAAATTTATATGCAATCCTATTTAAATATTTTGTAATATTATCCAATTTTATTTTATTTTACTATTACTTTAAATAAACCTGGGTGTTCTTTTTCGAAATATTTAGCTTGATTATAGCTACGACCAAAAACAAATTCATCTAATTCATCTGCATCAGTATATGTCGTAACATCTACTTCACCATCTTCTATTTCATCTTCAGTACCAAATTCATATGGAGAATCTGCTAATTCACCTGACTCAACGTCAAAAGCTATTTCTGGGGTTAGAAGTTCAATGTGGTAATCCACTTCTTCTTCAAATAAGCGGCCTTCAGCTAAATATTTTTTTAAATTGAAATTGTTCATTGTTTTATTTTTTTATTTTAATTTTATTTTAGATGATATAATACAAATCGTCTTTTAACATTTTCCTCATTTCATCTTTACTGAATTGAGGGATTGGTTTTCCATTAGCATCCATTTTAAATGCAGGAAGGAATTCTCTTCCATCTTCATCAGATAATTGTGGTATAGCATAAATTTCAATATCACCATTACTACGGATTTCTACATACCCCTCATCTCCAACAGCATACATACCAGGTTTAACCATTTGAGCTACCATATCAAAATCGTAGGGATAATCATTTTCTTCAGCAAATTCTTTTTCGTATACATTAGAATTAAAGCTAAAATTATTATAAAATTTATTAAATTCTTCTTCGTTCCAAGGGCCTGATTGGTTATAGCCATATATATCATCATTTACTCCATCATAATATCCTGCACCACCTGAACCTACTCCCCCTAAAAGACCATCATCAAATCT